GAAACAGAAGATGACATTTCTAACGCGGTTGGTATACTCTATAATATCGTGACCTGTTTAAATCACAAACTATACCGGGCGCCCAGTATTTTGAAGCATAGATCGTGCGGCTGCTTAGAATCCTTCAAAATCTTCAAAAGAGCTCCTCCAAGGTAATGACATACTTGCTTTGAAGTTGATACATCAAGTGTCTGCCGTCTCCAGCAGGTATGGATCCAAAGGTAATAGATACTTCTGCGTGAATGAATACCGTTATGCTCCTTTGCCCAGATCAGCAAACTATCCCGCAATAAAGCTGTAAATTCCCAAAGCTGTGTACGATTCAAAGCAATAAAGAACATGGGATTAATGTCTATAAAAAGATGTTCTTCTAACATCTGGCTGATCATCATCCAACGCATTTCAAAAACCGTATCCATATTTGTTAGATGTAATGGATCGTGGAATAACTGAAGAACTCTGGATTCTCGATAGTATATGCATTCTTTCAGACGTTTGCGAGTATCTAAAGTTAGCCGACACCGAGTGTATGGATTTTCCGGTTGAACTTTAGAAAGTGACATCTGAAATATACTTCTAATATCAAACCAAAATACTTTACCATCTTCTTCAAATCCAAAATAATTAAATGGATGAATTTTTTCCTCTGATGTTATTACGTCTTCGGTATTGTGGCATATTGATCGCTTAAGAACTCCTGGTCCGGCCAAAGCAAGAATATATCTAACTATCCATCCACGCCAAATCTTTTGGATCTTGATTGCGCTATCCCCAACAGAGTTAACAACAGACCAAAGTCTTGGATTTTTTGACTTTGCGTGTTTTCCGCAAAATTGAAGATTTTTTAAAGCTGGCGATCCACACCTTTCCGATGATGTCTTGTTCTTACACGAGTTACATAGCATTTGTTATCTATTATAGATTTGGATTGATGAAAACGGATTTACATGTTGATAACCAGTAACTAACAACAACCAGTAATCATGTCCACTAACGCAATCGTGAACGCAAGCAACGCTAATATCGCCCAGGTGTCTTTCACCGAGGCGAAGCGCAATAAGCAGGGAGGTCTCGGTGTGTCGTTTAAGTATGACAACCAGAACTTCGCGCTACGCCTGCCTCGCATGGCATTCCCCGGCGGCCTCCTTCAGCGGGAGGACGAGAAGAGCGGAAACGTATCATACTCGCTCATCGGCTCTCTCAAGGGCTGTGATCCGTATGCTAAGGCACGATCAACTGGCGATGACGACATGTCCAAGCTATACAACTTCCTTCTGGATCTCCAGGAGAAGCTAATTCAGTCGGCGACAGAGAACAGTTCCAAGTGGTTCGGCAAGAAGCGTGGCGAGGAGTCAATCCGCGACAGCTTCAACGAGCGCAGCATTCTGAGTGTCTCATCTGACAAGAACGGCGACGAGTATACTCCCAACGGGAAGTACCCGCCTTCGTTCCGGCTTAAGATTCCCGTATACGACGGCCGCATCGCTATGGATGCTGTCGACGCGTCTACCAAGCCTATCTTCCTCACTGTCGATTCGCTTCGCTCCGTCTTCCCAAAGGGCGTTGCTGCGAATCTGATCGTGAGCGGATCGGTGTATATCATCGGCCAGTCATTTGGTGTCACTTGGCGTGTGTCAATGGCGCAGGTATTCCCTCAGACTCGTCTGACGGCTGCCAGCGCATTCGAGGCGGTCCCCGACGAGGGAGATGCCGAGGATGAGGAAACGGCTGATGCCGCGAGTGCTACTCCTACGCAGGAGTCTCAGGCAGTTGAGCTTCCGGTAACGGAGACTCCTGCTGAGGCGGCTCCTGCTCCCGGGCGGAAGCGTCGCGTGGCAGCCCCAGTTTAGACCACACAGTTGAGTCTGGCGGAGGCTGATACATAACAAATGAATCATCAATAAAAATAGGATCGGTAATTACTACCACCTTTTTCACTGCTGAACACATCGGTGAAAAAGATTTTCCACAACAGCATTCGTATATTTCAGGTAATCCATTTGTGATATACTTGGGTGTAATGATCCTGTGCGATCCCTTAAGCAAGATATCCGAATCTACACAATCTTGATAGGCTTCAGATGACAACAGAGTGAAGATAGATTCCCCTGCTTTCCAATCTTCTTGAAGCAAAGTACCAAATGTTGAATCGCGAAACCACAAAGTCTTAAAAACTGAATGATCATCTGATTCATGCTCTGCCAACCCTACTCGGTTCAGATCATCATCGTATAGCCAGTAAACATCAAGGCCGTCGTTTTTGTATGATGCGTCCAGTGCCCCACGAAACACCGTACGATCAGAATATGCCCATTCAGCAGCATCATGATCTTCATCGTGTTCGGCTATGTCAGGAGAAATGTCAGTATAAAGCAGAGATGGTCTCAGTATAGAAAACATCTTTGGTTTATTTCTGGATTTGATTACTTGTTTTTGCTACGCACCATTGTATTACCAGTCGTGTTCACAAACCCAAATTGCTGGTAATATGCTATTAGAGCTTTAGGATCATCGCCAAATTCATCTGCGCTAAGCATTATATCCGCATTTAGATGTTTAGCAAGAGCGATTATCTGGTTCAACAGAATCTGTCCAGAACCTTTTTTAACTGAACAAAAGTTTGATATAAATATATTAGGACCTATCATTTTTATTTGAATTAATGCAACTGCTGTATCAGACTTTAAAATTAAAGCTTCTGTTTCATTATTTAAGACTTTATAGATTGAAATCATAAAAGTAAATTTACAAATTGGAGTATCTGGAATTTCTTCTTTTGAAACCTTTTTAAATCTTATTAGATTTTTCTGTAGTAGTTGATTTTCTGGATTTGTTGAAGGTATATAAACTATCTCCATTATCTTAATCACACATTTAATGACGTCTGCGCGTGTGTCTTCTCTTAGAACGACGTCTGCGACCGGCTGTCTTACTCTTGGCTTTTGCCGCTGCTTCGGCCGGAGCTGATCCAAGTTTTTTAGCCAGTTTGGCTTTTTCATTTTCGTGAATAATCGATTGCTCAGCATCAGTATAGTTAGCAAGATCATTCAACTTATTTCTCATAGCTTTGATCTGCTCCTTTGTGGGCATTTGTATTAATCAAACGAAACTTTCACGGTAATGTCATGGCGAGAAAGAGAGTTTGTAGCAGAGTTAGATAGTTCATGCCGCTTTCTACGCGTATCTTTGTCTGTTGTTTCCTTAAGTTCTTGAAGACGAGATTCCATATCTGCGTGAACAGCCTCACGATGGACTTCCAGGTACTTTATTATTTCGTCCGAGAGAACCCACTCGAAAAAGTTTAGCTGGCCGACCGTTGTGTCCAGACCCTTGAACTTGATTCGTTTGCACCGGCAGAACGGATCGAACATCTTCTTGCTGTACGCTTTGAGATGGCTCTTGTATGATAGATACACGATCACATACGTCTGCTTGCTCGTCATGAACGCCACGTTGAACTTCTTCGCATAATTTGTCACGAACCAGTCGATGATTCTTAAAGAAAGATCCGAAGTTCCATTTAGAATTTCCGACACTTTCTCCAAGTTCCCTGGAACTGAGTAAAACTTCTCGAGACGATGAAGCACCCATTGTTCTTGGCTTTGAATTTGTTCCATATTTATTAGTTTGCGGTCGCTACTTGAAAACGGGTTTTAATCATGATAGCCTATTACATATAAGAAATGCAAGAGAAGATCGATTACCTGCTTGCTAATTATGGAATCGATGATCAGCGCACTCAGGCATGGTTCACTAAGCGCGGTGAAATGCTTACCGCATCTGAAATCTGGAAGTCTTTTGGTGATGCAACCGCATCAGCCCGTCGTGAACTAATTCTATCAAAGCTGACACCGCCTAAGAAGCAGGATGGGCCTGGTGTTGGTGCTCTAATTTGGGGTACTCGTTTTGAACCGATCGCAAAAGAGATTTATTGCCACACTGAAAAGGTCAAGTTAGTTGATCTATCTTGCGTACGTCACCCCGAGCATGCCTTTCTGGGCGCATCACCAGATGGTTTGATTCTGACATCTGATGAACGTAATGGACGGCTGATCGAATTAAAGTGTCCTATTTCGCGACCATTCAATAATGATACGCCTGTACCAGACGCATACTACCACCAAATGCAACTACAGATGGAATGTACTGGACTTGTAGAATGTGATTATGTTGAGATGCAGTTCAAGTTAATGAACTATTCCGAGTGGTCAATAGCCCAAGCAGAGTTCAAGTCTTGTTTTGCAGTAGATAGCGAGGCAAATGTAAAGTATCGCCATATTCTTGATCCTCGTACAGTTCATGATTGGCAAGTAGACATTCTAACAAATCCTATGGACTGGCAGATTTTGTATTGGGTTCTTGTTCAGAAACGCCAGAAGCTGACACTGAAGGATGCTGATTGGATGCCGGCTCATTTTCCAGAAATGAAAGCAACTTGGGATGAGATTGTTCAGCATCGTCAAGCTGGTACAGTCCCCGCTGTTAAGGATAAACCCATTTTAGTGCTATAAAGTTAAACTAACAAAATGAAGATTGGTCTGTGTATGATTGTTAAAGATGAGAGTCACATTATTCACGAAGTTCTTCAAGCAACACTTCCTCTGATCGACACATATTGTATTCTGGATACCGGTTCTACTGATAACACTATCCAGATCATCGATGATTTTTATGCAAAAACTGAAATCAAAGGTGAAGTTATCCAAAGCGACTGGAAGGGGTTTGGCCCATCTCGTTCTGAGGCTCTTAAGCTCTGTGATGGCAAGATGGACTATATCCTAATGATTGATGCTGATGACTTGATTGTTACTCCTTCTGGTTGTAAGGAGTTTTTATATAGAATTCTGGAAGAGCACAAGCCAAATGGAGCTATTATCCAGATTAAGCGGGGGAACATTGATTATTCCAGAAATCAGATATTCAAAACATGTGATGACTGGCGTTATGTAGGGGCACTCCACGAGTACCCTACAAATGATAAGAGTAACAACAAGCTTATCAAGCTTCCACCCGAGATCTATATGATCGGTCGTACACTGGGAAATCGATCAAAGCAGGATGGAAACAAGTATCTAAATGACGCTGAAGTTCTGCTAAAAGAAGTTGAAAAGGATCCAGAAAACGATCGTTATGTGTTTTATCTGGCACAGTCATATCGTGATGGTGGAAATTTTCCAGAAGCGATCAAGTGGTACAAGAGACGCGTAGAGATGGGTAAGTGGAGAGAGGAACAATGTGTTTCTGCTATGAATCTTGCTCGTCTTCTTCAGGATAAAGATTGGGCTTGGCGTGCTCATGAACTAAACCCTAACCGCAATGAATCTCTTGTTTGGTACGCATCATACTGCCGTGGTAAAAATCTTTTTACTCATGATCTTTTGGCGCTAATTATGTATGCTACTACAATCCCAAAGCCAACTGAGCAGGTACTTTTTGTAGAAAATGATATCTACGATTGGCGCATGTGGGATGAGCTATCAGTGATCGCGTTTCATATGGGGCGTAAAGATGTTGCAAAAATGGCATCGGCCAAACTTCTGGCAGAGAACAAGTTTCCACCTGACCAGCGTCTTCGAATTGAAATGAACATGAAGGCTGCTCTAAGTTAAGGAATATACGAGTCCCACACATTAACGCGGAAAGGTGAAATTACACCTTGGATCGGAGGAGCATCAAAATGTCCATCTGGTCTTACAGCATTTGTTCTCTGACTATAGGACGAAACAGCTGTTTCTTGAGTTCTTTCTACATTGCGCTGATCGAGAAACTCTGGAACAAAGTACTCTCTTGACATAACGCCGTATACAACCAAAATTGCAAAGCCCAGAGCTAACCATACTGGGAGTTTGTTATGCCAACTCATTTATATGATTAAAACGGAAAGAGTTTTCATCTATATCAACAAGAAACAAGAATGGAGGATCGCGCTATCGAAGTTATTAAGAGCATGCTTGTTCTTCGGAACATTAAGATCGACGCGGTAGATTCTCTCGGTTCACCAATTGATGAAACGCGCATGTTTAATATTGGCGGAGTCTTGGTCATCTTTAGTGAGAAGGGACGCATGACTGAGAATATTCTACAGTCATATATCACATTTGCGGAAGAGAATAACTATACTCACGGCACAATTGTTGTATCTATTGTAGAACCTTCAGAGAATGTGCTTGCCTTTGTTCGCGATCACAACAACGACACTAAGAAGCCTATCTTTCAGGTGTTTGAGATCCGTCGTCTTCAATTCAATATCACTACACACCGTCGGTTCCCACCTCATCGGATCATCAGCAAAGATGAGCTGGCCGTGCTTGAAAAGAAGTTTAATATCACCGATCCCAAGAAGCAGCTTCCTTGGATTGACTCAGAAGATCCTGGCGCAAAGTGGATCGGTGCTCGATCAGGAGATGTAGTTGAGATTCAGCGCTTCTCAGAATCAGCAGGAGATAGCACATATCACAGATATTGTGCTGGCAATGTTCTTCAAACCTAAACATAAATGGAAGGAACATTCGACTCAGCAAAGAATCAATATAAATCAAACTATGTCCAGTTCTTTTTAACCAAGGAACCAAAATATAAGTCTGCGTATGAGACGGCTCAGAAAACTATGGATTCAATTCTGGAAAAGGCTCCAACTTCCGGAGAGCCGGAGAAACTGAAGCCTAAACAGGAGAGATCCTATAAAATCTTTCATCAGCAAGCGTCGAGTCCGACAAGCCTCCCAAGTCAGACGTGGAAGTACTGGACATTAGGTTCTCTGCTGCTTGTGACAACTGTGTTAGGGACGTTTTAAAAATAAGGATCAGGATGATCACAATACCTCCAAGCAAGACTCCCAGCCAGATGTTAAATTGCGAGTGCAGCTCATTTAGTTGAATTTTTTCTTTGTTTAGAATATTCTGTAAAGCAGAAGACTTATCCGAGGCAGATTGGATAGCATCAAATTCTTTTTGATACCGGATGATATCAGCAGTTAATTCTGATATCAGAGCAGGGTCAAATTTACCTCTGGAACTCTGTACAAAATCTCTGACGTGTTGAGCAAGCCCAGAGTTTGTGCTCAAAATTTGTTTCACTAACTCTGCTTGTTTTCCAGTATCGGTTTCATACGCCGCCTGCGTTAAAAGCTGAGAGTATATGCTTTTTAGATCAGAATACTCTTTGCGAAACTTTTTTAATTCGCTCGCCTGATCTTTCTGATATTGGCTGATATCCATTACTTTTTATAACGGTATAATAAATGTCTAACATCAGCTCAGCAGGATTATTCGGAGGAAGAGTCGGAACATCAATGGATTACTCACAGCTGCTTGAGATCCGTCGCAAGTATATTACAGTTAACAAAATGGCTCAAGATAATGATAAAAACTCGCCCGATATTAAGCCCCGGTTTAACCAAGATAAGTTCAATCGTGAACCCCTTACAAACGGAGCTGTCGATTACTATTTCACTCGTGGACTTAAGCCATTATTTGGCAGTATTGGAACCTCAAAGTAAAAGCATACTATAGAATAATATGGACTACGATAGCCTAACAGATCAAGTAAACACAGCTGTATCGTCCGGCATTTCAAAGGGTACAAATTGGAATGCGGTACCAGGGGGCTTAGATAAGGTGTCTGCCTCCGCAAAAGGATTCGCCTGGGGAATGGGTTCAGGTAATATCTGGATGTGCCAGTTACCATGCGAAGGAAACTGGAAACAAGTCGCTTCCCCAAGTCAATCAAGCCTTCGTGACATTATAACAGATGATACTCACGTCTATGTTCTTTTACAGAGTCAGCTTGCGATGAAATCATCTGATAATACCGATGAATGGATCACGGTAAATTTACCCGATAGCATTGAGAAAATTATCAGTACAGCATCTTACATTTGGGGACAAGCCGGTCAGAAAAAGTATAAGCTTCCTAAACCTGGAATGACAGGAAACTGGATTCCTGTTGATGACAAATTAAACATCAAGATTACTTCTGCCAGTGCTGGACATTTATATGGCGTTGATGCTGCTGGACAGGCCATGGTTACTGATGAAGCATTACAGTCTGCTTGGTCAACAATTCCAGAATTTGGTGGTAAATATGCAGCCATCATAGGTGATGCCGATCAAACTGCCTTATTTGGTATTGATGATACTAACAGCCTGAAACGTTGCCTCAATGGGAAGTGTAATGGGGTTGATACGCAAGGGTATACTCCTCAGAACATTACGATTGAACCAAATTCAAAGCAGATGTGGATGACCACAACATCACCTGGCAAATCTGGAAATATTTTCAAGCAGGCACTGTCTAATGACTATACTGATATCTTAAGAACTGTTCAGCCTTTAGATGTCAAACGAGATGAAACTGTAAAAAAAGCCGAGACACAGTTTGAACAGTCAACGTATTCTGGAATTATGGCAAAGCAGTTTGCTATACTTAAAAAAATGGTTGATCAACTGTTTAATATTAAGCCAGCAGCATCACATGAAAAGGACCAAAAAAGAATCCAAAAGAAGATTGACAATACCGAATATCAACTACGAGTTTTAAAAGATGCGATCCCGCTTATTCAAAAAATGCTGGTTGTTCTTGCTATGACAGTTTGCGTATATGCTGCGTCAGACTATTTGGGATCAGCTACACATTTAATTGCCTTAGCAGTACTGGTTGGTGGAATAGTATTCTTTACTACAAATAAATGAAGTATCCTGCAATGACAAAGAAACCGTGGCTTTTTGTGCCAGCAGTAGTTCTTCTTTTGATAGGTATGTTCTTCTTTTTTAGTGTTTTTATACCATGGGTCCAAGAAGATCATTCAGGTGATCCATATTTTGTAATCAAGATTATTGGATATGGTCTTATTTATTCGATTTCATTTGCGTTATACAGTGAATTATTCATGGTTGCTATTGGACACTATCAAAATCAATACACTGGTTCCAGATTCTTTAAGGGAATTTTATACTGATAAGACAATGGCAGCTTGTGATATTGAGTGCCAACGAGACAAACAACTAAAACAGCTTAGTTCTGCTATGGTGACTGCTATTCAGAACAAAGAGAAGAATCCCGAAGCATATGAAAGAGCTCGTACGGCTTACTATACAGTCAAAGAAGGTCAAGGTTGGCTGTCTAAGGACAATCAAGAGAAGGCTAACCAGGAGGTTCAACCAATTCTGGATTCGTACCAATCTAAATTTGACAAGATGAAAGAGGACATAATCTATCAGACAGTTGCTGCTCAGGCAAAGCAAGATGCTATGAATTCACAAGTAGGAGATGAAAATGAGGTCAGATTTATTCATTCCCAGATCGAGAAAGAACGCGAAGAGGCAAGCGTATACCAACGAACCAAGCAGCTGGAAGGACTTCCAGTAGACATCTATGCGTGGCTTCCTTCATTTCTGGATTTGTTGTTAGGGATAACTGTATTGTACCTTGTGTATCAAATATTTGTAGAAGGAAAGCTATCTGCTGTGATGAATTATTTTTCGCAATCTCCTGGTTAAGATAATAATGGACTGGTTCACAATACTTCAGCTAACTCTTCTGATGATCGCAATGTATGCCGTATCAATCTGGTCATCAGGGAGAGAAGGATTCGAAGCAGGCGAGTCTATCACCTTAGAAGATCCTGAAAAGTATTACGATAAAGTATATGCATCAGTCTACAAGGCACTATGGCACTCTCATCAAAAATTAGAATATGAACAAGTATCTATGCGGGATATAGTCTTAGCCGATAAGGCAAAAGCAGATGTAAAAGTTCTGGATTTGTGTTGTGGTGTTGCCCCACAAGCGTGCTGGTTTTTGAATTTAGGAGTCGAGTATTCTGGAATTGATATATCTGTTCCGATGCTGGATGAAGCAAGAAAAGAATGCCCATCTGCTAAGTTTCAGAAAGGTGATGTAACTCAGTCAGGTTTATTTCCACCAAAATCGTGTAGTCATACTTTGCTTTTAGGATTTTCTGCTTATATGTTTCCAAATGTAAAGATAGTTTCAGATAATGCTTACCTATGGACGCAGCCTGGTGGGCACTTTATTGTTCACTTAGTTGAGCCGGACAAGTATGATCCTCTGCTTGATCTGGCATCTCCCTTTGCTGCTTTTTCACTGCAAAAGTATTCGTACGAACGCCAAACCAAATCAGAGGTCTTCTTTGATGACTTCAAGTATACTGGAACATTTCATAAAAAGAAGAACGAAGAGGATGCTGTATTTGATGAGATATTCACATACTACAACCACGAAACAAGCCCCGGCAAGGTTAAGTATCGCGAACAAAAGCAGAGATGGTATATGCCTGATTTAGAAACTATGATCGAGACAATCAAGAGTTCGGGGTTCAGACTTCAAGAGAAGGTACACATGGTATCATGCGGTAAAGAATACCAGTATCTCGTTTATTTTACAAAGTAACCAATAAATGAGAGGTTATGGGTTAGGAGCTTCTAAACCAGCCGAATCTGTTCCCAAACGTGTTATTGATATACATAATACGGTTCCGAGAGAGCGATATACTGAAACGGGTAAAGCTGTATCATCGGTAGAGGATGACGCAAAAACTGGTATAGCATTCCGTCGCGGTCTTCCTGACGGCACTGAAGGATCAGTAAAATTGCCAAAAGAGAGAATTCCACGCCTTGCAGCAGATGCCGCCAGGTATCGTGCTGTTCGTCTTGGTACTTATCGCGATGGAGGCAGACGCTCGCGCAAAACACGCAAGACACGTAAGCACAAGAAGACTCATCGCAGAAGATAGTGTGCGTCAAGAACAATGACACGGAGAGGAGGAAAGCCTGCAAGACCAGGATCAGTATTAGAGTACAAGTCATGGTGTATAACACCTCCACCAGATTCCAGAGTAGTTGCAAAATCAAAAAAGCCTTACGCAGACATGTCAGCAGAAGAAAAAACAAAGTTCTGCCCAGTAGAAGATAAGGTCACCGCATCGTTGCCTCCTTCTCCACCAGAAACAGAAGAAAAACCATTATCAGCTTTAGAAAAACTTAGATCAGGAGTAGGTCTGATTAAAGAAAAGAAGATGCCAGTAAAAACTGCAAGTAATGAATGGTATGGAGTTCATAAAAGAATTGGATCATCCAGAAAACGTTCACGCAAACATAAGCGTAAAACTCACCGTCGCAGAAGATGACGATAAAGAGTATTATACCTGCGTATAATAAATGGGGTCGTTCTTTTCATCGCCCGCCCGTCCAGCATATGTACCTCGTCCAGTTCCACTCATGCAGAGAGCAATGACTCCGGAAGAAAGAGTGCAAGAAGCATACAGAAAAAATGATAGTTATTACAACGGAGGTAAATCTAAAAAACATTCACGTAAGCATAAGCGTAAAACTCACCGCCGCAGAAGATAATGGACATCTTCGATAGCCGAACTGTTTTAGACTTTCAAAAATTTACATTTTCAGGTCATCTAAGAACCCATGTCTACAAGGTCTTAGATGAAAATATTAAATTAGGCCACGCAGATTATACCTGCTATTGGATTCTGGAATTGATGTGCTCTGGTTTGGTACACTCTTGCTGGAACACATTATTCTTGAGTTCAGCGGTCCATATCAATCGTGGAGCACCTAATGTATTTCTGTATTTGGTGCGAATGTACGAACGCTTTGCTCCATATGAGAACCAGTACACGATCCAAAACATGACAGACATCAGAAATAATCGTGATGCTCGTTTATTGTTCTGTGAAGTTGGAGCTTCTGTTGCTTTAT